AGAGGAAACCCAATACCAAAAAAAGAAAGCAAAGTTAAAAACGTATTTGACGAAATTTACGAAGACTTACAAAAACAAAAACACCTAAACAATGAATGAGATAATTTTAACGCACCTCCGAAAGATGGAGTTTGTTTGCGGACTAAAGCAATTTAAAGAATACAAAAAAGAAGAGGCAAACGAATTACTTGGATGCCTCAGTAAATTATTTGGAAGCTACGGCTGGATGACAGAGGCAAGAGTTGACTACATTTTGCACGCTGGTATGCGAGGGCAGTACGGCGATTTTTACCACGTAAACGAGAAGACAGTTAGCGTTTGGATAAATCAATATTATGCCCATCACCAAAGCCAAATTGTGCAAGAAGTCCAAGCTTTAAATAACAAAGAAAGCGAACCCAGCAACGAAGAGATTGCCTACTGGATTGAGGTTGGAAAGCAGATATTTCGAGATAATTACCAGTATGCCAAGGACACAGGATTTTGCAGGGATATTGCAGAATGGGGCATGAACTGGTTTAATAAGTTTCAAGAAAAAGGAATTTTAAAGCCTTGGGAGTTTAACGTGGAGGAGATGGAGAACGACGTGCGAAAAGAGTTACGCTTTACGGTGAGATATGTAGACGAGACCAGCGTTGGAGCCAAGACCAAGAACAAAATTTGGAAGTTGTTTATTTTACAAGCAATCAGAGAAAACAAGGATTTAGATAAATTAATATAAGCAAAACAATTATGTCAAATACTTATTTTTTATCAAACAGGAAAGAAAAGCATTGGAGTCAATTAACTAGGCAAATTCAAATGTTTTGCCTTAGAAAAGGAATACCTTTAAACGCAGAAATTAAAATTGGAATTAGCGACCCTATGTTTTATGAAACAAAATTTAACACAATTAAAATAACCATTAAATAAAACAATTATGAGCAAGATTTACGGCGGAAACGCAAAGATTATCCAAACAAAATTTGGAACAATGACAAAGATTAGCCAAAGCAGAACTGACCTAGAAAAGTTATTGGCATACCTAAACTCCAACGATACCGAATGGGTTAATCTAGTAATGAAGGAAAAGCAAGAGAAAGTTGATGGCAAAGCAACACATTATTTGGAAGTAGACGATTGGAAGCCTGTACAAGTAGCAAACAAGCCGACAGAGAAGCGCATTGTCGAAAACGATAACTTACCCTTTTAAATGAAAAAAAATGATTTGTACGCAATCTTTGTGGCATTGGTAGGCTTTGGTCTACTTTTGCTACTTAAGTTGTCTAGCCTGCTACTTTTTATGGTACTGCTTGCTTTGTGGACAATCGCTTGGTCTTGGATTTATGAACGCTGCAAATGATTCAGTTTAAAATAAACGAGAAGCCTTTAAGCGTCAATTTAGCGTGGCAAGGCAAGCGTTTCAAAACACCAGCATACAAAGATTACGAGAAGGCAATGCTCTTGCGTATGCCAGCATCAAAAGTAGACACAAGCCAAATGTTAAGGGTTGAGTTTTTCTTTGGTTTTAGCAACTCAGCAAGTGACCTCGACAACCCAGTTAAGTTATTGATGGATATTGCACAGAAAAAGTACGGTTTTGACGACAAAAACGTTTTTGAGTTAAACGTGCGCAAGTGCTTGGTTAAAAAAGGAGAAGAATTTATACAAATGGGCATTTATCAGTTATTACCTTTTTAAACAAAAATCTTGGTTTTAACTTGGAATCAAATCGCAATCTTATATTTGCGTAAAGATTAAGCAAATGAGTATTTACGAAGGGTTACTAATTAAGAAAGCAAGAAAGCAAGCTGGCTATAACCAGCTGGATTTGTGCAAGAAAATTGGATTGAGTCATGCACCAATTAACCATGTCGAGAATGGTTTGGAGTCAATAAGCCTTTTAAACTTGCGAAAGATTTGTGAAGAGATTGGTTTGGAGGTAGTAATAAAGCGGAAAGATGGCTAAAGGTTACCCGATTTCAAAGCCTGACTATTCGCTGGAAATCCGTTATCGCTTAAGAGATGGACAATGGTCGCCTTGGTCAAACAAAGGAAAAGGAAAGTTTGAAAGTATGGATATAGTACAAAGACAGATTAGAACGCTAGCAGCATCTTACCAAGGAAGAGAGAAAGAAGTTAGATTTGAATGGAACGGAAAGCTTTGCAATTTTAGTGGCGAGCCTACTGGTCAAACAATAATATTAATGTAGTTATTTTGGGTTTTTGTTAATCGAAAAAGGCTTGGGTTTTGCTCAAGCTTTTTTTTAAAATTAAATTAAAGCAATATGAATATACAAAAAGTAAAAATCTCAGAGGTAAAAAGCAATCCTAATAACCCAAGGTTAATTAAGGATGACAAGTTTAATAAGCTAGTAAAATCTATTAAGGAGTTTCCAAAAATGCTCGAAATTAGGCCAATAGTAGTTAACTCAGATATGATTGTGCTTGGGGGTAATATGAGACTAAAGGCTTGCAAAGAAGCAGGATTAAAAGAGGTTACAATCATTTTTGCAGAAGACTTAACAGAAGACGAGCAGAAGCAATTTATAATTAAAGACAACGTGGGATTTGGTGAATGGGATTGGGAGCAGTTGGCTAACGAATGGGATGCGGAAAAATTAGAGGAATGGGGTTTGGATATACCAAAATTTGAGGATTTAGAAGAACCAAAAGATTTATCGGATAGTTTAACTCAAATGTTTAAAATTGAGGTTAATTGTAATTCAGAAGAAGAACAAGAGAAAACTTATAACAAACTTATTGAACTAGGATTTGAATGCCGACTTTTAACATTATAAAAGAAGTAAAACCAAAGCAAACATTTAGAGTTGCTTCAGTAATTGGTAAATTTGATTTACAATCAGAACATATTGTAGAAAAATTTGAGGGTAATATTGATTTGTCAAACAATTGGCAAATAGGAATAATTGTTGGAAAATCAGGTACAGGAAAAACAACAATAGCAAAACAACTTTTTCCCGAATCATATATTACTAGTTATGATTATCAGTCAGAGACAGTTTTGGATGATATGCCTAAAAATTGTTCAATCGATGATATTACTCAAGCTTTTAATTCTGTTGGATTTTCTTCTCCTCCATCTTGGCTAAAACCATATTCAGTTTTATCTAATGGTCAAAAAATGAGAGTTGATTTAGCAAGAGCAATTCTTGAAAATCAAGATTTATTTGTTTTTGACGAATTTACATCTGTTGTTGACAGACAAGTTGCTCAAATAGGCTCATTTGCAATGCAAAAAGCAATTAGAAAGACAAAAAAACAATTTATAGCAATTTCTTGCCATTTTGATATAATAGATTGGCTTTTGCCTGATTGGATTTTTAATACTGATACAATGACCTTTCAATCTCTTGAAGGGCAAAAAAAAAATAGACCAGAAATTAAATTTGAAATATTCAACACAAAAGATAAGGGAATATGGAAAATGTTTGCAAAGCATCACTATTTAAGTCATTCTCATAATAATGCATCAGAAGTTTATGTGTCAATTGTAAATAATGAAGTAGCAGGATTCATTTCAATTTTACATTTTCCACATCCTAGTGCAAAAAATATAAAAAAAGTTCACAGATTGGTTGTTCTTCCGGATTATCAAGGTCTTGGTATAGGCATAAAATTATTGAATGAGATTGGTTATTTTTACAAAAAACAACAACAGAGATTTAACATCGTTTCTTCTTCACCATCATTAATAAATTCATTAAAAAAATCAAAAAATTGGATTTGTACTAGAAGTGGAAGAACAAAAAGTCAAAGTAAAGGTAGCACAGTTGGAAATATGAACACATCTCAAAATAGAATTACAGTTTCATTTGAATTAAAATAATGGCACGACCAAAATCACCAATAGACTGGATAGAAATGGGGCGACTCGTTCAGGCTGGATGTACAGGAGTCCAATGTGCTGCTTATTTAGGCATAGACGAGGAGACATTTTACAACCGCTGCAAAGATGACCTCGCGATGGGTTTTACCGAGTTTTTGCGGCAAAATAGGAGCAAGGGAGATGCGTTGCTACTTGCCAAGCAATACGAGGCAGCTTTAAAGGATAAAGACCGAGGTATGCTTATTTGGCTAGGAAAACAAAGGCTAGGGCAAAGGGATAAGTTTGACCACGACCATACAACTAAAGGCGACAAAATCACGCCTCCAATCGAGTGGATAAAATCCGAATAATAGATAAATACAAACCTCTTTTTATAGAGCATCCTCAAAGCCGTTACTTCCTAATTACTGGTGGTCGAGGTAGCGGTAAGTCGTGGACACTTTCGTTATTTCTTTTAAACCTAACTTACGAAGAGGGACACGTAATCCTTTTTACTCGTTGGACTCTAACCTCTGCGTTTATTTCGATTATTCCTGAATTCATCGACAAAATTGATTTGATGAATAAAGCGGAGGACTTTGAAATAACCCAGTCAGAAATCATTAACAAGGCAACAGGCTCAAAGATTTTATTCAGAGGCATTAAGACTAGCCAAGGGACCGCAACGGCTAATCTAAAGTCAATTGCTGGCGTTACGACATTTATTCTTGATGAATCCGAGGAGTTAATGGATGAGGATGTATTTGACCGAATCGACCTTTCTATTCGTGCCGTAAACAAGCCAAACAGAGTTATTTTGGTAATGAATCCTAGTTACAAATCTCATTGGATTTATAACAGATTTGTAAAGCATCCTCGAAACGATACAAGTTACATTCATACCACCTACCTAGACAACGAAAAAAACTTGTCTCCTTCTTTTGTGGCCCAAGCTGAACGAACTAGAACGGAAAACCTACATCGATACAACCATTTATTCCTTGGTCATTGGCTTGAAGATGCCGAGGGAATGTTGTGGAATAGGCAAATAATTGAACGTCTAAGAATGGCGAATCCGCCACAATTAGAACGCATTGTCATATCAGTTGACCCAGCGGCATCCGCCAATTTAGATTCAGATGAGACGGGTATAATTGTCTGTGCTAAAGATTCAAATGGAAACGGGTATGTATTGGAAGACTTAAGTGGTAAATACTCACCTAGCCAATGGGCATCAGTTGCAGTTAAAGCATTTGAACGCTGGAACGCCGATTGCATAGTTGCCGAGAAAAACATGGGAGGAGATATGGTTGAAAGCGTTTTGAGGTCGCAAAACACGACCGCAAGGATAAAGTTAGTAAATGCAACTAAGGGTAAATACGTTAGAGCTGAGCCTATCTATTCACTTTATGAGCAAAATAAAATTTATCACATTGGCCAATTTCCAATCCTTGAAAATCAAATGATTACATTTGACCCTGATAAAGGCAAGTCGCCTGACAGAGTGGATGCACTTGTTTGGGGATTTACCGAATTACTTTTGGGTTCAAAATTCACCTTTTCAATATGAGCAAAGAAACAATTGCAGCGATTATTCTAATGTTTATCACCTACGTGCTGATTGCATTTATAACTTTAGATTTTAATCCGCTTACATGGCATTGGGTAGCAAGAGCTTCCATGCTTGTAATTTGGTTTTATGGAACTACATTTTTAGAAAAAAATAAATAGGTATATTTGTTAAAACGAATATGCTATGCTATTAAAGGCTCTTCAGAATTACATCACGCCACAAGTCATGCCAACCAAGACTTATCCCGATGTAAATCTGCTCAATCAAATCCTATACGGCCAATTTACGGCTTCGACTCTTGTTGTTTGGTATGACTCAAACCAGCAAACTTTTATTGACCAAGGTTACAAGGGAAACGCTTTAGTTTATTCAATTATTCGAAAAATAGCAGAGAAGGGTAAGCAATGCCCTACTTACGTTTATAAAGAAACTGAATCAGCAAAGAAATACAGAGGAGGGAAATACAACTCTAAAGAGTTAAACAGATTGCAAAGCATAGCGTTTAGAAAAAAAGAGCTGCAAGATGTTAATTACTCTGACCCAGTAAGCCAGCTAATTAAAAACCCTAACCCGATGCAAACTTGGGCGGAGTTTTTAGATGCCATGCTAACGTGGTACAATACTAGCGGTGAAATATTTGTTTATGGCTTTTCTCCAGCTGAAGGACCAAATAAGGGCAAGATTAAGGAGATGTACGTAATGCCGTCAAACTATGTAGAAATTGTAGCTGGTAATTTGTTTGAGCCTGTGAGAGGCTACAAATTGATTATTGGCGACCAAAACATTGAGATACCAGCAGACCAAGTATTGCACATCAAAACAACAAACCTTACTTGGGATTTGAACGGCGCACAACTTAGAGGTATGCCTCCCCTATTGGCTGGTTTAAAGACCTTGCAAGCAAACAACGAAGCGACCGAAGCAAAGCAAAAGACTTTCCAAAACGGAGGCGCCAAAGGTATTATTTCGCCTAACATTACAAACCCTGAGTTTTGGCCATCGCCTGACCAAAGGGCAAAAATGGATGAAAGAATTGACGAACGTATTAATGGCAATAAAAACATTAATAAAATCGTTGCCTCTTCCATTCCTTTGCGTTACGATGCAATCGGATTGTCTCCAGTTGCAATGGATATCATTAACTCTCAAAACATGGACTTGCAGACCCTTTGCGGTCTTTGGGGAGTTAATCCAGTATTATTTACCTCTAACGCTACTTATGCCAACTTAGAAGGCGCTCAAAAGGCTTTGGTTACTGACGTAATTATGCCGCAGCTTCAAATGATTGAGGAGAAGTTTACTCAATGGATTGGCAAGTCTTATGGCATGGATTACGTTATTGACTTTGATATTTCTAGCTTTAGCGAGTTGCAACCCGATGTAAAGGTAATTCTTGACACTTATGGCAAGTCACCTTACTTTACTGGTAACGAGGTTAGAAGCCTACTAAACTGGCACGCAAGCGAAGACCCAGCAATGGATGTGCATTGGATTCCAAGCAACGTAATTCCAAGCGAGGAGGCTTTAGGTAATGCAGCTACTGACTTTGTAGATTTCCAAGCCTAAGCAATGAGAAAAATAAATTATTCCAAGGTTAGAAGGTCAGCGCAAGCAGACTTAAAGAGATACGAACGCCTTGGGGTAAAAATATTTACTGAGGCATTGAAGGAACAGGCAAAACCAGTTGTTCCATTGTTGCCTATGCAAAACGCTTACATCGAGTTTTACCAAAATGTTTTTGTTGATTCAGCACGCAAAGAGTTTAATCGCATAAGACAAGACAACAGAGAGAAGGCTTTTATTCCCGATAATTTCTTTTTAAACACTTGGAAGGAATGGATTAAGGACTGGGTTTTGCAAAATCTTGGTCAGCTTATTTTGGATGTAACCAACACAACTCAAAAAAAGGTTAATGAAATTATTGCTCAAGGTATTGAAGATGGATTAAATCCTTTTGAGATTGAAAGGCTTTTATTAGAGTTTATCCCTGACATAAAACGTGCAAGAGCAATAGCAAGGACAGAATCAACACGAGCCTACAATGAAGGTAAAAAGAAATCTGCTGAAGATTGGGCAAGACAAACTGGAACTCAACTTTGGAAAATATGGATTCACGGCGGAGCTAGAGAGCCAAGAATCCAGCACATACAAGCGCAAGACAAACCAATTAGAGCAGACTTATTTTTTCAATTTACCAATCCTAATTTTACCATTGTACAAATGGACAAACCAGGAGATATTAACGGAGGAGCAGCTCAAACAGTAAATTGCAGTTGCGTTGTTGTTTATGTTTCAGAGTCTTATGCACGCCGAAACTTTCCTAATGCATTTGTGATTTAATCGCCTTTTGTTTCCTAATTTTTTTTATTTGTATATTTGGGTAAACGAATAAGCAATGCTAGAAAAAGCCGAGCAATCATATTCCGATTATCCTCAGTCAGTTAGAAATAACGCTAGAAGGGTTTTGAAATATGTTGAGGAGAATGGTTGGGGGCCTTGTGGTACGCCAGTAGGCAAACAAAGAGCCAACCAGCTTGCAAACGGCGAGCCTCTGTCCGTTGACACCATTAAGCGAATGTATTCGTATTTAAGCCGTCACGAGGTTGATTTACAAGCCTCCACGTCTTATTCAGATGGTTGCGGATTGCTTATGTATGACGCTTGGGGTGGTAAGGCTGCTTTAGGATGGAGCAGAAGTAAATTGAGAGAATTAGGTGAAATAAAAGATAATAGCGATATGGGTTTCGTAAAAAAAGGATTAAACCAAGGCTTTACAGATAGCGACATGAAACAAGGTATTGTTTCGGGTTACTTTGCCGTTTTTGGCAATAAAGACCTTGATGGTGACGTTATCGAAGCTGGAGCGTTTACCAAGACAATCATGGAACGTGGACCGCAAGGAAAGCAGCTTATCAAGTATTTGCTTGACCATGACAAAAACAAGGTTGTCGCAAAAATCACTAATCTTTACGAAGACAATAAAGGATTGCGTTACGAAGCAAAGATTGGCTCTCATGCTGCTGGCCAAGACTTTCAAAAGATGATTGAAAGCGAACTAATCAACCAGCATTCGTTTGGCTTTAGAACTATTAAAGAGCAGTTCGACCAAGAGGCCAAAGCTAACCTAATTAAAGAGGTAATGATGTATGAGGGTTCTGCCGTTCAATTCTTAGGTGCTAATCCTGAGACCACATTTATTGACTTAAAAAGCGAGTCTGATGCATTCGAATATCTTAGCAGACTTGAGAAGTTTGTAAAGACATCTGACGCAACGGATGAAACACTTGAAAAACTAGAAAATCAACTTAAATCACTTTTGGAGTTTCTAAAGCCAGCTGAGCCTACTTTGGAAATTAAGAAAGCCGAGGAGGTCGAAATAATAACAATTAACGAACTTAAAAAACAATTTGAATCATGGAAAATCTAACAATTGATGCCGTAAAGGCAGTGATTGCAGAAGCTGGCGAGGCTCTTAAGGCTAAAGCAAGCAATGCAGAGGTGAAAGCTAACGAGGCTTTCGAAAAGGCTGAAGCATTGTTGAAATCATTCGACAATGTAGTAAGTAAAGAAGATGCAGCAGAAATGCAAAAGCAACTTGACAAGCTTGACATCGCTATGCAAAAAAGCGCAGTTGAGAAAGAAGTAAGTGCAGAAGATTTCAAGACTGCATTTATTAAGGCTTACGCTCCAGTTAAAGCTGAAATCGAGCGTTTGAAGAATGAGCCTAACGCTCGTCTTAAGGCTCCTTTGGTATTTGAAATTAACGAGAAGTCAGTTGGGACTATCACTTTAGCTTCAACTATTGCTAACGAAGCGTCTTCAGGACAAGTAACAATCTCTGAGTTTACAGGTGTTGTTTCTCCTATCCGTCAGCGTTTGTTGGTTTACCTTGCTAACGCAAGCGTTGGAGCAATCGGTACTCAGTATGCAGTATGGGTTGAAGAATACGACCAACAAGGAACTCCAGTAATGATTGGCGAAGGTGTTGAGAAAACTCAAATCGACGTACAATACAAGGAGCAGAGAGCTAAGGTTGAAAAGATTGGTGTTCACATGAAGGTTTCTATGGAAATGCTTGAGGATGCCGCTTACTTGGCTTCTTACATCCAATCCAATGGCGTTAAGCGTGTTGAGACTGTAATTGAAAACCAGTTGTTCACTGGTAACGGAACTTCTCCTCAGCTTGCTGGTTTGTTGTCTAAGTCTACCACTTTCACTGGCGGTTCAATGGCTGGTGGTGTTGAGTCTGCTACTAACTGGGATGTTATCCACGGAATCATCGCTCAAGTAAGAGCTGCAAACGGAACTGCTACTGGCGTATTCGTTGAGACTGGACAATATCACTTGATGCTTTCTGAGAAGGATGCAGAAAAGCAATATATCTTGCCAGCTGGCGTTACTTTCAATGCACAAGGTGGAATTACTGCTTGGGGTGTAAACATTATCCCAACTAACGCTTTGACTGGAACTGCTGCTAACTTCGTAGGTGGTGACCTTTCAGTAATCAACGTACGTTTGAGAAGCGGTTTGCAAGTAGCAATTGGTGAGTCAGGTGATGACTTTATCGACAACTTGAAGACTGTAAGAATTGAGCAGCGTTTGGTTCAGTTTATCTCTGCTAACGATACTCCAGTATTGGTTAAAGGAACTTTTGCAGCTGCAAAGGCTATCCTTGAGACTACTTAATAGTGTTTGGTGTTTGTGTTTAGTGTAAAAGGGCGGGAAAATTTCCCGCCTTTTTTTGTTTAAAGCGTTCAAAATCACTTACTTTAAAAAATAAATAATAAACTATGGCAGAATTTACAATGTGTAAGCCTCAAAGATGCAAGCTAAAATTATCTTGCCTTCGGTTTACTTCTAAGGCTACTGAAGGTCAGGTTTACTTTAATGACGAACCATGCAACCACGAAGGGACTGATTGCAAAGTATATTTCAAAAAGAATTGTAAGCCTTGTGGCGAAATATAATTATGAAAAAACCTACAAAAAAAACGCTTAATTCAATTGACATGATTAAAATCATGGAATCAATTCCAAATGATGATACCAATTTTCAATATATAGATATGAAAGCTGGAGAAGAGCATTATAGATTACTTACCTGGATTGGTGGCCAGGTAAAAGGTAATATTATGGAATTAGGGACTTTTAGAGGACATTCAGCTCTTTGTCTATCTAAATCAGGAAACAAGGTATTTACCTATGATGTTGAAGATTATATTTCTTTAAATGATAAGCCTGAGAATGTTAAGTTTTCAATAATGGAAAATGGTCATAAATTTATTGATGATTCTTTTGATTTATTGTTTATTGACACTATGCATGATGGAATTTACGAACAAGAAGTATTAAATCATTTAAGAGAAATTAAATGGAAAGGAATAGTTCTAATGGATGATATTGTGCTTTTTGATGAGCTTTCTAAACTTTGGGAACAAATTCCAGAGCAGAAAGCAGATTGGACAGATATTGGTCATCATTCAGGTACAGGAATAATTTGGTTTAAATGAAATTATCAATTTTAGTCCCTTCAGTAGCAGGCCGAAGAAATACCTTTTTGCCTAAATCATTGGATATGCTTTATGGTCAATTAGAGGCATTGCCAGAACAAGAACAAAAGGAGGTTGAAATTATTTATTTAATAGATAATAAAACCATTATGCTAGGTGATAAAAGAAATCTTATGATTAGCATAGCAAGCGGTAAATACATTTCATTTGTTGATTGTGACGACCGAATTGAGCCTGATTACATTTCAACTATTTTAGAGGCAATTGATTCTGATGCAGATTCAATTGTATTTGAGGTTTCTGTTTCACTAAATGGCAACAATCCTAAAATCTGTTACTATTCTAAAGATTTTCCTAACGACTACAATACAGAGGAAGCTTATTATAGATTGCCAAATCATATTGCAGTAATAAAAAAGGAAGTTTCTACAAAGGTTTCTTTTCCTAGTTTACCTAGAGCTGAGGATGCTGCTTATGCAAAGATTTTAAAACCGCATTTAAACTCAGAGTTTAAAATTAATAAAGTTCTTTACCATTACGATTATAGCGATTTAACAACCGTTGCTCAAGAGTATATCCCTCACATAAGAAATAAACGAAAAGGTAATATGAATCCAATTGTAGATGTGGTGTTTATTTCAAATGCTACAAAAATGGGGTCAAGAATGACTCAGCAAGCGATTGATAGTTGCATACAAGCAGCAAATGGCTTGGAAGTCAATTGTATTGTTATAGAAGAAAAAAATAATTTGTTTTATAAAAATGCAGCGACATACAATCCTCATTCAAAATTTAACTATAACAAATTTTTAAATTTTGGTGCAATTAGAGGTAACGCTCCTTGGGTCATGTTTTGTAACAATGACTTGATATTTAAAAATGGCTGGTTGCATGGTTTGTTAGCTGCTGACTATCCTATTGTTAGTCCTATTGCAATGGCTGACTTTAGGCAAAAGGATGTCACAGAAAATGAAAAAGGATGGGAATGCGGAAGAAACTTATCAGGTTGGGCATTTATGATGAAAAGGTCATTGTACAAAGAAATTGGTGGCCTTGATGAGGATTTTGATTTTTGGTTTGCTGACAATTCATTAATTGAGCAGTTAAAGAAAATTGATATGCCTCCAATGTTGGTTCCTTCGGCTAAAGTAAATCATTTGGGTAGCCAAACATTAAAACAAAGAAACATTAATGATAGAAATGATTTGATGTGGTCCAAGCTAGAGTTATTCAATCAAAAATATAATCAAAATTTATTTTCAGAACATCCAAAATTCTTAGAATGGAAACAATCGCAGTCTGCATAACAACGCACAATCGAAAAGAAGTATTTGACGAAACATTAAGCGAATGGGAAAAGTATCTGCCATCCAATGCTACAATTTTTGTAGTTGATGACGCATCTATAAATCCAGTAAAATCTAATTATCGGTTTGAGCAAAATGTTGGAATAGCTAACGCTAAAAACAAGTGTTTAGAGTTAGCCGATGAATATGACCACATTTTTCTTTGCGATGACGATGTAAGACCTAAATCAGATGATTGGCATAAGCCATACATTAATTCTGAAGTAAACCATTTGTGCTTGACCTTTGATAAAAAAAGCAACAATGTTATTTATAGTCCTTCGATTAGGGTTAGCGGTGAATATGAAGGATTAATGACATATACTGCGCCAAATGGATGTATGCTTTACTTAAAAAATATATGCATTCAAGTAGCTGGTGGAATGAGACCTGAATTTGGACTTTGGGGATTTGAACACGTAGAATATTCTCAAAGAATACACGACTTAGGATTAACTCCTCATGCATTTATGGATGTAAAAAATAGCCTAGATTTATTTGATGTTTTAGATTGGAGGTTTGCGGTTAATTCTTCTTTATCAATTAATGATAGAAGAGAAAGCGGTAAAAAAAACTTGAAGCTTTACGAAGAGTTTTTGAAGCGCCCTGAATTTGTAAATTACAAATGAGAATATTTTACTCCAATCCTTTTAGCTTAGATAAAGATATAGGAAAAGCCTACAATGAATACTTGTCCAGCCTAAATGCAAAAGACGATGATTGGATTGTAATGCAAGATGGTGACATACTTTATTTGACTCCCGACTGGGGCAAAAGAATAAACGATGCGTTGTCTTTAGATGGAGACAAATTTGGCTTGGTTGGATGCTACACAAACAGATTAAGGTCAAAACACCAATTGCATAGGAATGCCTTTAACTACGATTTAAATGTGAGAAATCATTTTGAGATAGCTAATTCATATAAAGAAGAAGGCATTCAAGAAATTAAAGAGTATATCGCAGGCTTTTTTATGGCGTTTCAGTATAAAACATGGAAAAAGATTAAGTTTACAGAAAATAGTTTGGCTTTTGATTCTTTGTTTTCAATGAGGGTTAAAGAGTTAGATTTAAAGATTGGATTGATTAGGTCTCTTTATGTTTTTCATGGTTACCGACTTTGGACAGATGATGAGCCTTGGAATGATAAAAAACATTTACAAAAATAATCGGTACATTTATGATAAAATTATTGATTGACTTGGCGCCATTTCAAAAAGGTGAGGTTTTAAGCGTAGGCAAGACCTATGACACCTACTTGGTTGACAAAGGCATGGCCGTTTGGGTCAAAGTGGACAAAGAAAAAATTAAAACGAAATGAGCGTTGTTAGACCTTTAGACATTAGCTACAATTATCAAGTAGCAACCGAGCCAATTACATTGGCAGAAGCTAAAGCTTGGTTACAGATTGACTATTCAGATTGGGATAGTTTGTTAACTAGCCAATTGATTCCAGCTGCAAGGATTGAGTCTGAAAAGGCAAGCGGTATGCTTTACGTTCAACGTAATGTTACTGTTTCAAATAATAAGCGAGCAGAAAGGATTTATCCAATTGGACCTTGGGTTTCAGATGTTACAACTGACGAAACTGAAGTTGAAAATTACATTTACTCAGCTGGATTTAATGTGTCAAATCCTTTGCCTCAAGACCTTAAAGTTGCTATGCTTAAAAGGATTGCGACAGATTTTGCTTATCGACAGAACTTAATTGATATGCAAACTTATTACGCTCAAAAGTCTAGTATCACAACTGAGTTAAAATATAGAGCCGACCTATTCGTATGATTAATTTTGGCAAATATGACCAAAAGGTTTCTTTTGTGACCTTTCAATCTGTAAGCGATGGAGCTGGAGGAACAACACCAACGCCATCAACGACTTTAACAACCTTTGCATCTGTTAAGCAGACAAGAGGTAGCAATGGATTAGAGGCTGGAGAAATGGTATTGCCAAACACATACCAAATAGCGATTCAGTACAGAACCTCATTTGTTCCTAGCGAAATTTACCAAGTGCTTTACGCCTCTAAATACCACAAGATTTTAGGCGTACAAGTAAATGAGCAGAGGCAACACAAAGAGTATATTATCACAATGGTTGCGGTATGAGTGTAAGGGTTAAAGGATTGGACAAGGCTTTAGCTGACTTGAATACTAAAAGCGATGCGGTAATTGATGCAGTTAAAGAATCATTGGCAAACGCTGCAACAGATATTGAAATTCAAGCAATTAGAAATGCACCAAGCACTTGGAATGGTTTGTCTTTAAACATAAAGCAAAGGATTGACAAGGTTTCTGAAAATAACGGATTGGCTTGGAAAGTTGGAGTTCAATCAGGAGACCCAGTATTTGAAATTGAAGCTTGGTTGGAATTTGGAACTGGATTAAGTGC